CATCTGTATTCTTAATTAAATCTTGTGGATCAATACCGACAAAACTCATGAAATCATTCCAAGTGTTTTCTGATCCCTCACCTACTCCTATAATACCTAGTTTATCCGAACGAATTATTTCTATGTTTAATTTTTCACAACTTTTTTTTAAAATTAAACTAGCTATAAGACCTGCAGTGCCTCCACCTATAATTCCTATTTTCATGTTTAATTATTTACTTCATTTTTAAACCAACCCGGAAGTCCAATGTGTGGTCTAGTGTCATATAATAGTTTTTTAGTTTCCGGTGTTTTAGTATTATTATAATGAAGAAATAGTTGAACGCATTGGTCCCTTTTAAATTTTTTTCTCCAATGCTCAAAGTCACATCCTCTATACACTAACATATCTCCAGGTTTTAAATCAAAACCAATTCCTTTGGGTGCGCCTTTTTTAACTCTTTTGTTTTCCGGATCTAATTGTGTTGTTCCATTAATAAGATTATCTTCTCCTGTAGGATCTAAATAAATCGTCCAATTATCACCACCTAAATTCATAGTTGTAGATATTTCACAATTTATTCTATCTTTATGTCTTTTTAATTCCTGATTTTTTTTATATATTCTGCCAAAACTATAAGATGGTTGTAGTTTTAAACCTGTTGTTTTTTCCATAATTGGTTGGCACTTTAACATTATGGTATCGAACATTTGATCTCCATATACACAAAAAGCTTCAGGAACTTGTTGCCACTCTTTTTCATAAAAACCAAAACCTTGTTCATAGACAGACACATATTTTTCTTGTCTCATAGTGTCATAAACTTGTTTTTTAACTAAAAAATAATTATATAAAACATTTGCTGTTTCTTCGCTAACAGCTTGTTTTATAATCGCGTATCCATTTTTTTTAAAAGACATTTACCAAACTCCGTATGAAACAATTATTCGTGGTGTTAATCCTATTGCTGTGTGAATAGAATTAGCGGGTATTTTTAATAGGTCCCCTTTTTCAACTATGTATTCTTTGTTGCTAACTTTATACCAAGTTTTTCCTTTTACTCCAAGTATATAGACATCCTCTGTGTCTTTGTGCGTCGCACTAGTTGTGCCACTTTTTAAAGAAAAAAACATAAGTAAATTTGATTTACTTTTATTTTTGTTAAAATTTTTTTCACAGTAATTATAAAAATCTTTAAAGTCATCATGATCTTGTACATTATTTATTTTAAAAATAGATTTAAAAATATAAGATTTGTCCCAGTCGCTAGAAAAAGTTGATTCATAATTAGCGTTATCTAACAATTCAGATATATAATTAAAATCAATATTTTTTTTAAAATCAACCATGCCTTTTTTAAAATTAACATTACTCATCTTTTACAATAATGTCTGAAACTGCTTGTAAATTAAAATGTATAAATCTAAATGGTTCTTTTCCATAATCTATTGAAAACTCGTGTTGCATATATCCAGGAAACAAAACTAAATCACCTGGTTGCACCTTAGCATAAAACGTATCATGACCTGGCCACACACCTTCTAAGTCTTTTTTCATATGTAAAGCTGTGGCTCTTGCCCCGGTTCTTGGGTCATGAAAAACAGGATGTCCTGTTTCATCCGATGCTTTTAAAAAATAAAATCCAGATACATGTTGATTCCAATGAACATGCGCAGAGTGGTGTCCTCCTCCTTTTTTAGCAAATTCTTGTACCCACATTTCTGTAAAAAGAAGTTTATACAAAGACATATCAAACCCACAATTATCTAAAAATTCAAAAGATTTATCTCCCACATAATTTCTTAAATCTAAAAAATCATTGTCTTGAAGCAAACTTGATGAATGATAAGATCTCCCAAAATCTCCGTATTTTTTTATGTGTTCTTTTGCTTCGAGAGTCGATTTAGCTTTTTTAATATATTTGTTAGAAACTTTATTTAAAGAATTAACAAATTCTTTTTTATTTTCATGCCAAATCATGGCTGGAAATCTTGATATATAACTCATTTATAAGGTCCTCCTAAATTCCAACATACTAGACTATATCTTGTCCCGGATGTTACTGGTTTAACTCTATGCCACACAAAAGAAGGAAAAACAATAATAGAACCTTTTGGTAATATTTCTTTTGCTTTTCTTAAATGTTGACTTTCATCTCTTTTATGAGGATCATAATTTCTAAAATCAAATTCTAACTCACCGCCTGTATACTCAGATCCATCTGTTAACTGACAAGTTACAGATAATTTTCTAATTTTACCATGAGTAGCATTGTTTGGTTTATTATAAGGGGTATCCCAAGAATCACAGTGCCAATCATAATATTGATTTAATTTATATTTAGTAAATTGCATAGACTCTGTGTAATCCCAATTAAAATTCCAGTTAGCCTCTATGTTTGCTCTGTGTATATATGGTTGTATTTCTTTATAAATCCAATTTTCATTTAACCAAACGACATTAGAATTTCTTCTTTTTTTTAAATCAAATAATTCTTTTTTATTTAATTTTTGATTTTCAAACCCACCTGTTCTTGCAACAACTTCTTTTTGTGCGTTTGCATACATTATAACTTCATCACAAAACCTCGGTGTTAATGCAGATGGAAAATAATGATAATAGCTTTCTAAATTCATTCTAACTAACTTATATAAAATATAATTTTTATGTCAAGTTTAATAAAATGCTAAACGACCGTACGTAATTGTTTGAATAAAATTTAATTCTTTAGATTGCATATTCGATATTTGATATTGTAAATTAGCCGGAAAAAACAAAAAATTATTTTTTTTTAATTCAAAATCTAGATATTGTTTATTAGATTTTAAACTTTCATAATGAATTCTTACAAAACAACCTGTGGTTTGTATTCCATATAATAACACATAATCAGGGCATGCGTCAATATCAACAGGATCTGTTTGTAATATAGGTTTTGTTATTTCTTTAGGTTTATAAAATTCACCTAGTGTTTTTTTATTTGCTATACAAATTTTATGCTCTACTTGCATAAATTCTCTTATAAAATTATTTAATTTATCAAAACTTTTACAATGTTTTATGGGTAAATAATTTTTTTCAGATTCTAAAATAGAGCCTATTAATTCTAAGGAATTAATTTCAACACCTTTTGGCATTTTAACAACACCTCTATACACGCTATTATCAGTAAGTATTTCTTTTATTATCACTTTCAAAAATTAACTTTTAAGGTTGGCATACTCCCATGATGTTGTAGTTTCGTTCCATTCTGTAACCCAATGATATGAATCAGGATCAGCGCTCATTTGAGAAAGCTGTTCTGCTGTTATGGCAGGAGGATCTCCTGCTGGACACTCCCATTTTGCAGTTGTTGTATTTTTTGTCCAACTTGCAAAAGGTTTTTCTGGCCAAAATATTTGATTTTCAATATCCCATGTTCCACCAACATGAGCATAATTTCCTCTAAAAGGTGTGCCACTTAATTTATGTTGGTTATGAAGTGTGTTGTAAGAAGTTTTAATCCATAAATGTGCCGGCCAATTATTGTGTGTTTCTAAATAAGTTTGTCCAACAGATTCTGTTTCAATACCTTCTTCATTTTGACAATCTTTATCAGCAAGTGTTAAAACTTGTAACACTACGTTTTCCTCAGATATTTTTGCAAAGTGTGCCATGTTATTTAAATTTGTACCTTATAATTACTACGCCAGATCCACCAGCTCCACCAGATCCTGGTTGATTTGAAAAACCAACACATGCGCCAGCTCCGCCAGCTCCACCTCCAGTATTAGCCTGTCCTGCTTCTCCTGTTCCTCCGCCGACATTTCCACCTCCACTATAGTTTCCGCCAGTTCTTCCGCCTTTACCAGCTCCGCCAGCCGCTGCACAAAAATTAGGGCTTGCTACTCCACCAGATGCAAATCTTTCTCCTGAACTTTGTGGTCGACAGTCACCACCTCCGCCACCTCCAGCATAAGCCACAGGTGATCCAGTAATACAAGTAGTTGCTCCTATTCCACCATGTTTACCAGGTCCATAGTTTCCGCCAGAGCCACCTCTTCCAGTTGCTCCGCCGCCCCCAGCGCCACCATGTCCTCCTCCACCTCCAGTACCTGGAGATGTTGGAAATACTGGTGGAACGTTATCGTATGGACCGCCCATTTGTCCTTGTGGTGGTGATACAGAAGGACTGTTTCCACCTCCTCCTTGTGCTCCACCTGGGAAAGGTCTTCCAGCTGCTCCTCCACCAGATCCTCCAGCTAGTCCGTTAGCTGTACAGTTTGGTGGTCCTCCACCACC